CCAGAATGTAAACAAGAACTTGCAGATGATTTGCGTAAAAGTAATTTAGAAGAATGTAAACACGAAGCAAAGTCTCTAACATCTATGAAGAAGTCTATAGGTGATCAGGGAGTGTGGGTAGAGACACAGATATCTGAAACAAACCAAACTCTTAAATCACTCAGAGACAAGTTTACACAGATTACATCTAACAACAAAGAGATATCATCCTTACAGAAAACTATTGGTGAGTATCAGAAGTTCTTAGATAAAGAGGTGACTGCAGATTTATCTGTTGCACAAGAAGATTGCGAGACTATGAAACAAGAGAAGCAATCTATGATGGAGAGTAAGTTCGAAACATCAGAACAACACAACTACAATTCTGTGATGATGGAAATGTTGAAAGACACTGGGATCAAAACCAAGATCATAAAACAGTATCTACCTGCAATCAATCAACTTACAAATCAATACTTGCAAACCCTAGACTTCTTTGTACACTTTAACTTAGATGAGTCATTCGCAGAGACAATACGTTCAAGACACAGAGACGCATTTACCTACGACTCATTCAGTGAAGGTGAGAAACAACGTATCGACTTGGCATTGTTGTTTACTTGGAGACAGATTGCAAAGATGAAGAACTCAGTAGCCACTAACTTACTGATACTTGATGAGACATTTGATTCGTCACTTGATCACGAAGGTGTGGAAAACCTACTGAAGATATTGTATACACTAGGTGAGGGTACAAATGTATTTGTAATTTCTCACAAAGGTGATATATTGGATGGCAAGTTTGAAAACAAAATTGAGTTTAAAAAAGAAAGAAACTTTAGTAAAATGTATTGACACTCAGGTCAGAGTGTGGTATAATTATCTAAGTTTAACCCACGGAGTATATTATGGAATTACAGGAACAAACCTTAAACATTCTTAAAAACTTTTCGGATATTAATCCCAATATCCTAATCAACGAAGGGAATACTATTAAGACTATCAGTGAAGCAAAGAATGTTCTTGCAACTGCAACAGTCGATAATAAGTTTGCCCAGAAGTTTGGCATCTATGATCTCAAAGAGTTCATTGGTGTCTTGTCTTTGGTTGATCAACCTAATCTGAATTTTACAGATGAGTCTGTAACTATATCAGATCAGACTGGTCGGTCGAAGGTTAGGTACTTCTTCTCTCCAGAAGAAACCCTTACATCACCCCAGAAAGATATTAACATGCCTGAGTGTGAGGTTCAGTTTGATCTGGACGCAAACACTCTTAGTAAACTGCGAAGCGCTGCATCTACTCTTGGACATAATGAAGTGTCAGTCACTCCAGGCGATGGTGTGTTGATTCTTTCTGTGGTTGACAACGAGAATGCTACATCCAATGCATATTCTATTGATGTACCATACTCTAATAAAACGGAGCAGGACTTTAAATTTGTCCTAAATATATCCAATCTTAAAATCATACAAGGTGACTATCAGGTGAGTATTTCATCTAAGTTGATCAGTGAGTTTAGGAACAAAGAAGTGAATGTCAAGTATTGGATTGCACTAGAGAAAACATCTACATTCGGAGCATAAGATGGCAGAAAAATATGATGAGTTGATGAAACTCGCAAATCAAGTATCACGTTCTACGGTTGCAGTAGTTGATGCGGTAACACAACGTGGTGGATTCAAGGGAGAAGAACTCTCTACTATTGGTCAGTTGCGTGATCAAGCAATCCAAGTAATATCAGTTGTAGAGAACTTACAACAAGATGCAGCTATGGAGACAGAAGAATAAGATTTACATTCAAACTCAAATGTGATATAATGTTTTTTGTGATGGAGATTTTGAATGGATCAATTCTTATGGGTAGAGAAGTATCGCCCTCAAACAATATCAGACTGTATTCTGTCTGATGATTTAAAGAATACTTTTACTAAAATTGTAGAGTCTAGTGAACTTCCTAATATGTTGTTCACTGGCACTGCAGGTCTTGGTAAGACTACAGTCGCCAAGGCCTTATGCAATATGCTTGACCTTGACTATATTGTCATCAACGGTTCCGAAGAGGGTAATATAGACACACTCCGTGGTAAGATCAAGCAGTTTGCGAGTACTGTCTCACTTCAAGGTGGGTACAAGGTTGTAATACTTGATGAGGCAGATTATCTAAACCCACAGTCAACCCAACCTGCTCTTCGTGGATTCATTGAAGAGTTTGCCAACAACTGTCGGTTTATACTTACTTGTAACTTTAAGAACAGAATTATCGAACCTCTGCATTCTCGGTGTGGTGTGTATGAATTCAACAGTGGTGACAAAGGTAAACTTTGTGGTCAGTTTATGAAGAGAGCACAACACATTCTAGATGAGGAAGGTATAGGTTACGATAAGACACCACTTGCGGATCTTATTATTAAACACTATCCAGACTGGAGACGTGTGATAAATGAACTGCAAAGGTATTCACTCTCAGGTCGTATAGACGCAGGAGTGTTGGCAAACATATCAGATAAAAACTATGACGATCTTTTTACTTTTCTTAAAACAAAAGACTTTAAAAAGATGCGGTCATGGGTTGCAAACAATATAGATACAGATGCGTCTTCTATTTTTAGATCTATCTATGATCGTGTCACGCAAAAAGTATCGCCTGCATCGATCCCACAGTTGGTTCTAATACTAGCAGACTATCAGTATAAAAATGCATTCGTTGCTGATCACGAACTCAACGTAGTTGCATGTCTTACAGAGGTTATGGCAAATGTCGAATTCACTTAGATTATTTACTAAAGATGATTGTCCCTATTGTGATGCTATGAAAAGCAAGTTGACCAAGTGGGGTGTAAACTTTGATACTATAAACGTTAGTGAGGATATAGAATCAAAATACTTTTTAAAAGAAAATGGACACAGAACAGTCCCACAACTTTACTTTGGTGATAAACATATCAATCATGTCAATACCAAAGAGTTCACTCACGCAGATCTCATGGATGGTATGGGAGTCGCGTGGACTGCTCAAGATTCAGGCGTAGAGGATATGTCGTGAATCCATTTGAGTATGTCAATGCAATAAACAATACTAAGAAAGATATTATGATAGATGATCTTGCTGAGAGAGGGTATAACTCTTTCATGGTAAATAGATCCTTGTCATACTTTAAAGACACGGTATTGTATGCAAATGAAATGAATATAAACCACAACATTGATAACCGTCTACAATTCGATTTTCTTATAAATATGGTTAGGAAACGCAAACGATTCTCCAAGTGGGAAAAGGTTGTATCCGAAAGTGACGTGGAAGTTGTCAAGGAATATTATGGTTATAATAATGAGAAAGCCAGAACCGCCTTGTCCCTTCTCACAAGAGAACAGATAAATGAATTGAAACAGAAGGTTTATAAAGGTGGAAGAAAATAATATAGTAGAGTGGACACCTGCCTCTATGTTAGAGGTTACGTTAAACGAACCAGATGATTTTTTGAAGGTTAGAGAAACACTCACAAGAATTGGGGTAGCATCACGCAAGGACAAGAAATTATTTCAGTCTTGTCATATCCTACACAAACAGGGAAGGTACTTCATAGTACATTTCAAAGAATTATTTCTTCTAGATGGAAAGAAATCTAATTTAGAAGAGAACGACATTGCTAGAAGGAATACTATAGCACAGTTAATGAGTGATTGGGGATTGATTGGCATGGATGCTAATGCAGAACCACTTGCTCCAATGAGACAGATTAAGATTATACCATTTAAAGAAAAGAACGATTGGGAACTATGTCCGAAATATAATATCGGATCAAAACAATAGGAAGAACAATGTTAAGGTTTACTAATTTTCTGGAAGAAGGTGTCAACGATCCATCGATCTTTAAGGCAGTCTTTCTTGCAGGTGGGCCAGGCAGTGGTAAGTCATTTATGGTGGGTAAAACTGCATTGACTTCATTTGGTATGAAACTAATCAACAGTGATCCTGCTTTCGAAAAACAATTAGCGAAAGCAGGATTAAAAACAACACCAGAAGATATCTTTACAGACAAGGGTCAGGCCGCACGTTCACGTGCAACCGCACTTACTTTGAAACAGATGGAACTTGCAGTGAACGGTAGACTTGGTTTAGTTATCGATGGTACAGGTAAAAACTTCGACAAGATATCAGGTCAAGTCGGTAAACTCAAACAGTTGGGTTACGAAGTTGCAATGATATTTGTCAATACAGATTTAGATACTGCAATCAACAGAGACCAGAAGCGTGCGAGAACACTCGGCGCAAAACAGGTTACTGGTATGTGGAAAGATGTTCAGAAGAATATCGGTAAGTTCCAGAACCTATTTGGTAACATGATGGTGATTGTGGACAACTCAGATGGTGCGAACTACGAAGGTGCAGCCATGACTGCTTATAAGAAAATGAAGTCATGGGCGTCAAAGAAACCAAGTAGTCCTGTTGCCAAAAAATGGATTTCGTCACAACGAGGCGGAAAAAAGTGATTTCTACCCCTTGACATTTAGGGGAAGAGATCTTATATATAATACAGGAATGCAGAATGATCTGGTTCCGTTACAATCTTGCTTGATCAGAAGGAGATATACAAATGACAGGCTTTTCAAATTTATTCCCACGTTCATCTTTTGTCGGATTCGATCATTTATTTAATGAACTCGAATGGACTGCAAAACATGCAAACGATCACTATCCCCCACATAACATTATTAAGACAGGTGAAAGTAATTACCTGATCGAACTTGCTATTGCAGGGTTCTCACAAGATGAGATATCAGTAGAGGTCAAAGACCGTACACTGACGGTGACAGGGGATCACGTGTCCAAAGGTAGAGAGTTTATCCATCGTGGTATCTCTACTAAAAAATTTAAAAGGACATTCAGACTGTCGGAGCACGTAAACGTGCATGGAGCAGATATTCAGGATGGTATACTTGCAATTGAACTGAAGTATGTCATTCCAGAAGAAATGCGTCCTCGTAAAATTAATATTGGTAAAACTTACGAGGGTAAAGAAAATGACACAACACATACTAGCGATAAACAATTACTTACGGAGTCCGATTGAAGGACTTCTACAATTTTCAAGAAACTGGTTGAAAAATTATCATAAAAATCAAATGAGAAGACAAACAATCAGGGAATTGAATAGACTGACCGATGCAGAATTAAATGATATCGGTTTGGGTCGAGGAGATATATACTCAGTAGCACGAGGTGATGAAACACTGAAACGCTCTGCAGTGGATACAAACACTAACCTAAAGGGGTGGGTGTAATGACTACAGCAGTAATGAGTTACGTCTTTTCACCGTTTTCTGGCATATGGAGTTCCCTTACCAGAACTGCAGAGATTGTCGGATATTCACGGGCGGCCGTTGAACTTACACGTCATGGTTATCATGAACAAGCAAAAAGTTGTATGTTACAAGTTGCTCAGTTGAGACAAACTGGAGAAAAATGAATACAGTGATGGGGCGGGAAACCGCCCCCTATGATTTAAGGAAAGAAAATGATAAAATCTATTTTAAATAAAATTCCAGAGTTTTGTCTAAGCCATTGGTTATTACGCATCCCATTAGCCATTGTGTTTATACAACAAGGTTTAAGTAAATTACCATACAATATAGAAGATGCAGATTCTTGGGGACTACCTTACTTGGTGTGGTGGTTCGTAGTGTATGGTGAAATAGGAGCAGGTATAGGATTGTTACTTAGTGGGATCTTGGTTACTAAAATCGCAGGTGATTATGTCTGGGACTTTTGGTTACAAGATCTTGGAGACGCACTAACAAGATTCTGTGGTATTGTGATCTGTTGTATTATGACAGGAGTCATATGGATAGGTCAACCTACTAGTTTATGGGACGTAATATTATATGATAACCTACATGTATTCTTATGGGTAGGTGGTTTATTTTTTGCATTAAGAGGAAGTAGAACATGATTAAACTTTTATCAACCGTAGCAGTAATTGCTACACTGTCTGTTCCAGCGTTCGCTGCAGACATGACAATCGATATGTTAAACAAACGTGATGATGGAGCAAAAATGGTTTACTCCAAAGATATAACACATGTTGACGTAGGCGATACAATAACTTGGAATCCAAAATCAAAGGGACACAATGTACACTTCATTGCAGGCCCTGAAGGATGGGATTTACCAAAGAAAAGTAAAAATAATAAAGAAGTATCAATAACATTTGATACGCCTGGCATCTACCTGTATCAGTGTACACCACATGCAACGATGGGTATGATCGCTATGGTAGTAGTCGGACATGACATGTCAAACCTAGATGATATAAAATCTACGAAAATACGTGGTAAGTCAAAAAGAAAATTTAGTGAATTATTGGAGAATCTGCATGACCACTAAGTTTAGTCAACAATTAGTTAAGGCGTGTAGAATGCACGCTGAAGGTGAATTAGAAGTAGCGAAGACCAATATAATGGTCTACATGAGAAATGCCGCAGGTATAGGTGAACATAGTGACGTAGTTGAAGCAATACAAAAAGAACTATCTACTATGGGTCATGCCAATGAACGGTTAGAAATGTTGGATAAATACTTTAAAGAAGAAGGATAGTTTATGAGTTTTGATTTTGATTTTACGGAAGATCACCTTGCAGAGATAATCCATGGCAACAAACAAGTTGGTGAATGGTACGCTGCATTACACGAAATACTACCCATGTACGGTATTACTACAGAACGTAGGGTAGCACACTTTTTATCTCAATGTGCACATGAGAGCGCAAATTTCAAACGTTTAGAAGAGAATCTAAACTATAGTGCAAAGGCTCTACGTGCAGTATTTGGAAGATATTTTGGTGATGCACCTAAACGTGACGCAGATGAATATCATCGTCAACCAGAAATGATTGCGAACTACGTTTACATGGATGAGTTCCGTAAGTATAAAATGGGAAATATTTATGAAGGTGATGGATGGTTGTTCCGAGGCCGTGGACTGAAGCAATTGACAGGCAGGGACAACTACACTAAGTTTGGAGACTCAATTGACATGACTGCAGAAGAAGCGGCAGAGTATGTCCAGTCTTTTAACGGTTCAATACAAAGTGCATGTTGGTTCTGGGATACGAATAATCTAAACGATATTGCAGATGGCGATAATGTAAAACTAATGACTAAGAAGATCAATGGTGGATCTATTGGTCTAGAAGATAGACAGAAAAGATACATCAATGCGATGAAAGTTCTGGGTATGTCGTTTGAAGTCTTACAGGAAGACGAAGACGATGATGATGATATCTTAGATGATATTGGTGTATTACGAAGAGGTTCACGTGGTGAAGGTGTTGCTATGATGCAGGAAGCACTTGGACTAGACGGAGACGGTGTATTCGGTAGAGGTACTGAACGTGCACTAAAACTTTGGCAAACGGACAATGGTCTCACACCAGACGGAGTCGCAGGGCCAATGACATTTGAAAAACTACTGGAGGGTTAAATGACATCAGTAAATAAAGCACATTGTGTAAAAACTGTAGATGAACATGAATGGAATTCGAGTAACAATGCGGATGCAATGTGGACTGCAATAGATGGAGATAACTTACCACAAGGTATCGACATGGTGGTATTTGATAATGCCATGGTTGCAGGATCTGAAGAATCACTCGCATGTCTAGCGGCATTACACAGTAAACCACAAGAAATATACTTTGGGAAAACACCACATGATCAGGTTATTGTTTCATATACAATGGAAAGACTAGATCGTGCAGAACAAAACGATGCATTCACCACAGATAATACTGTTGCTAGAATGAATATTATGCAGGATAATTCTTTAAAGAATTTTGGTAAAACATTCGAAGGTGACAATCACCCAACACCGCCTCCACCCACACATAACAATAGTGAGAATCTGTCTTGACAACATTTTGAAACTGTGATATAATACATATATGTTTTATACCAATGTTGCAAGATATTCAAACTACATTCTTTACCGAGGTTATGACGATCTCGGTAAAAAAGTTTTTAAGAAAGAAAAGTTCAAACCAAAATTCTTTGTACCATCCAAGACTGAAACTGGATGGCGTGGTTTGGACGGTAATCATATAGGTGAAGTAGATTTCGACTCTATGAGAGAAGCACGTGATTGGTTGGAACAATACCAACATGTCACTGGTTTCCAAGTCTATGGAACGAACAACTACTTACACCAGTATGTCACACGCAAGTTCCCAAAAGATATTCGGTTTGATCGTGATAAGATCAACGTTACCACTATTGACATTGAGACTGAGTATGAAGGTGGATTTCCCAAAGTAGCAGTTGCAGACCAAAGAGTACTTGCAATAACTATTAAGAATAATATTGATGGGATCTATCATGTGTGGGGTCTACAAGATTACGACACAGAGAAGGCTCTGATCAAACCAGTCAACTATGTCAAGTGTGAATCAGAACCAGAACTACTTGCTCGGTTTGTAAATCACTGGAGACAGGAAGAGAACCTACCAGACGTTATCACTGGTTGGAATGTTCGGTTCTTTGATATCCCCTATTTGGTTAATCGTATCAATCGCGTTTGTGGTGTTGATATGGTCAGACAGTTTTCACCATGGGGTCTGATAGATCAACGCAAGATACGAAGACTCAACAAAGAAGAAATGACCTACGACATCAAAGGCATCCAAACTATGGATTACCTTGAGTTGTTTCAGAAGTTTGGTTACTCGTATGGTAAACAAGAGTCATACAAACTTGATCACATTGGTCATGTTGTGCTCGGTGAGAAGAAACTGTCTTACGAAGAATCTGGTTCATTGAAGAACTTGTACAAAGATGATTTCCAAAAGTACATCGACTATAACATGAAAGATGTGCAGTTGGTTGATCGTCTTGAAGAAAAGATGGGACTCATTACACTGGGTATGACTATTGCATATAAAGGTGGTGTGAACTATCAGGATGCGTTTGGTACTACAGGTATCTGGGAATCTATCATCCATCGTAAACTCAACAACATGAAAGTTGTTCCATCTGCATTCAAGATAGAGCACGAGAAGAGTGAGTTTGCAGGTGGTTACGTGAAGAACCCACAGACAGGTGCACATGACTGGGTTGTGTCGTTTGACTTGAACTCACTGTACCCAAACATTATTGTGCAATGGAACATGTCACCAGAAACTCTACTGAAGAGTCCACCAGATAATCTACCTAGTGGTGTTGATCATTATCTCAAAGCCTTTGATGGTGTAGATCCTATACATCCTGCACAGAGAGAAAGAAACAATGCAGTTGCATCAAACGGATCTATCTATAGTAAGAAGATCGATGGTGTGATTCCAAATATTATTATTGACTACTATGATGAACGTAGTTCTGTCAAGAAACAAATGTTGTCTGCAGAACAATCATATCAGAAAGAAAAAACATTTGAATTAGAAAAAGAGATCAACACTCTCCACAATCAACAGATGGCGATTAAGATCTTGATGAACTCTTTGTATGGTGCGATGGGTAACAGGTACTTCAAGTATTATGATCTACGTATTGCAGAGGGTGTGACTCTCACTGGTCAGATGGTTATCCAATGGGCAGAGAAAACAATCAACAACGAAATGAATAAAATATTAAAGACTGAGGAAGATTATGTACTGGCTATCGATACCGACTCTGTTTATATTAACATGTCTGCTCTTGTACGGCAACTTAATCCTAACGATCCTGTTAAGTTCTTAGACAAAATTTGTAGAGAACACTTTGAACCTAAACTCGCAAAATCTTTTGATGATTTGTTCCACAAGATGAACTGTCACAAACCTAGAATGGAAATGGCACGTGAGGTTATTGCAGATCGTGGTATATGGACTGCAAAGAAGAGATACATTCTCAACGTGCATAACTCTGAAGGTGTGCAATACGATGAACCCAAACTAAAGATGATGGGTATCGAAGCAATCAAATCTTCCACACCACAAGCTGTCCGTGACAAATTCAAAGAGGCGTTCAAGATTATTATATCGTCTACTGAGAAAGAAACGCAGGACTTCATCCAACAATTCAAATCAGAGTTTAAACAGTTACCACCAGAGTCTATTGCATTTCCACGTGGTGTGTCTAATATAACAGACTGGAGTGATCGTAAACAAATATACAAAAAGGGGACACCCATACATGTTCGTGGGTCTCTACTATATAATAAGTACTTGAAGGAATATAAACTCACCAACAAGTACGAACCGATTGAGAATGGTAGTCGTATCAAGTTCTGTTACTTGAAGATGCCTAACACAATCAAAGAAAACATAATCTCATTTCCAGATGTAGTTCCACAAGAGTTTGGTCTGGGAAGATTCATAGATTATGACAAACAATTTGAAAAGACTTTTATTGAACCATTGAAAATGATACTAGACGCGGTCAATTGGTCAGTAGAAGAACAACAAACACTAGAGGATTTTTTCGCATGAAGGCTGGTAAAGTATGGGGTACGACAGAACTTATAGAAGCAAATGGTGCACTGGAGTTCCATCGTATTGAAATGGAAAAGGGTGGGGTTTGTTCTAAACACCTACACAGATATAAATGGAATGGGTTCTATGTAGAATCTGGTAAGATGTTAATCCGAACTTGGCAGAGAGATTATGACCTTTGTGATATTACAATCCTAAACATGGGTGATTACCATAAAGTGAAGCCTGGACTCTACCATCAATTTGAATGTTTGGAAAGTGGTATTGCATACGAATTGTACTGGGCAGAATTTAATCACAACGATATAGTTAGAGAATCTGTAGGAGAAATGAAATGATACGCGAGACGAACTTTGATAAAGTAAGAATTTTTATGGAAACGTTTGGTCAAGAAGTGAAGAGAGAACCAGAGTTACCAGATGATGAAACTTCTAAACTTAGATTAGAACTTATTGCAGAAGAACTTGGTGAACTAGAAGAAGCAATTGCTAATAAAGATTTTGTTGAAATCGCAGACGCACTTACTGATATATTATATGTAACCTATGGTGCAGGTCATGCTTTTGGTCTTGACCTTGATGCATGTTTCAGAGAAGTCCAAAGATCCAATATGTCTAAGTTGGGAGAGGATGGTAAACCTATCTATCGTGAGGATGGTAAGGTTCTCAAAGGTTCAAATTATTCTGAACCAGATCTAAAAAAGACTTTACAACTGTAAAGTTTTCTGGTATAATAACATTATGAATACATTGAATACAGAGCAAGCACAATTTTGTGCAGGTATCTTTAATGATTACTTTGGTCAGTTCTCAAGAATTGATCAATATATGCGTGATCAAAAACTTGCACAAATAAAAGGTGTTCCAACTTCATTGCCAGGCATGGGTCTGGACGATGATATGTTTGATGACTTTTCTATGTCACCAGAAGATATGGATTTGCAAGTAGTAGAACCTAGTAATTTTATCTGGGACACTTCTATCAACATGATATCAAGTCATAGTAATATGGTGAGTATCCCTGGCAAGACTGTAAAACTTGCAGTCAAAGAAATGAATACAAATAAGTATGTTGGATTTATTCGACTTGGTTCTCCAGTTATAAACTGTAAACCTCGTAATGATTTGTTAGGTCAAGTTCCAGAACTTACCATATTTAACAAAACAACTGTCATGGGGTTTGTTATAGTTCCTTGTCAACCTTTTGGGTATAATTATCTTGGTGGTAAACTTCTTGCCGCTTTGTGTTGTTCTCATGAAGTGAGAGAAAAACTCAACAAAAAATATGAC